TCAGGGATGCCAAGCGTGCCTTCGCGCATGACATGCTCAATCTGGCCGCGAGCCATCCCGCCAGAAGAGTTCCACTCCACAAAGTCGCCGACACGCAACTCGTCAGGCTCCGCACGATCCATGTCTTCGCCCTTTCCATCTAGCTTCTCGGCGATCTTCTTCGACCACGAAAACCCGCTGTCACCGCCCCAAAGCGCCCACGCGATCCGGCCGTTGCTGGGATAGCCATCCTCGCCAGGCCGGAAACCCTCGGCCTGCTTGTCAACCTCATGGCGCGCGAAGAAGCTGTACATCCGCTTGACCGTGTCTTCCGACAGGTTGCGCCCATTCACGATGTCACGAGCGCGCGCAATGCCGACCTCGGTGCCGCCGCGACCGAACTCTCGGCGCCATTCAAGGCCCCGGCGGGCCTCGGTGACCATGCCATCATTCGGCTTGTACATCTTGACCATCCACCGTCGGTTGGATCGGGGCCTTCGTGCCGAAAGGCTCATAGGCCATCGACAGCCCGAACTGAGCGGCAAGTTCCTTGTCGCGCTGGATCTGGCTGAATGTCTCCTCGGCATCCCGGCCATAGTTGGCCGCGATGTCTGTGTGGCTGATGATGCCGTTTTGCAGGCCGACCACCGCCGCATTGATCTCCTTCAGCGGATCGACCCATGAGAAGCCGCGTCCACGCCACGAGATGCCGTTGGCGAATTTCTCGAACTTGCCCGGCCCGTAGATCGGGATCAGGGCCTGGTCCATGACATGCTCCATCCAGACCCGGAAAATCGGGTCCATGACATGCTCGATCATAAACCGATGCAGGGTCTTGTAGAAATCACGCTCCTCGAGCGCGCCCTGACGAATCGACGAGTAGCTGGTGCCCTCGAGGTCGTTCGCCAGCGCCGTGTAACTGACCCCCAATCCGCCGGCGATCCCGCGGAGAATAGACTTCTCAAACGCCGCAAAGGCGCTGGTCGGATGCGACGGGTCGAATGCCTGAAACTGCACCCCGTTAGGCAACTGGTGGAATGTCCCAGGCTCTGCCTCATAGATCGGCGTGAACGTGTTCTCGAACCCGTCAGCCTGAAAGCCGTCGCCCGTTTGCGACGTGAAGAAGCCCATTTTCGACGCAGCAACACGAGCCGCAACCAGTTCCGCCTCGCGATAGCCGTGCAACATCTTCATCGACGGCATCGCGGCCACCGACCACGGCACGCCACGGGTCTGATTGGCGCGCTCGGGCTTGTAGATGTGCATCATCTTGCTCGCCGGCACGCGAAGGTATTTGCCCGCGCCGACCAACTGGAAGCTGGTGTAGTCGTAATCGCCGGGATGGTTCGTCAGGACGTGATACGCGACCGGCCGCCGCGTCTTCGCATCCAGTTCGACGCCCATGCGGACCTCGTTTCCGTTCGCGAGCCGCTCGTTCATCTGCTCGTCAACGCGGTCAGGCTCGATGATCTGGAACGCAATCCGATGCCGGAACGCATTCGACATCACGATCTGGATGAAGACCTCGCCATCGCGGGCGACACCTCTGATGATCGCGTTCTGCATGTCGATCATCGACATCATGCCATCGACCGTCGGGCCGCCAAGGCGCGAGAACTCAGCCCAGGCATTCTCGATGATCGTGTTGCCGGCGATGTCCAGCGACCCGTCAGCGTTGCGGGCCTTCAGTTGCAGCTTGAAACCGTCAGAGCCGACGACGTTGGTCTCAAGCAGGCTCAGATAACGCCGGAAGTACTCATTATTGCGCTCGAGGTCGCGCGACCTGTTGCGAATGTCACGCAGCACCCAGCGGATCTCAGCGTCCGCCGACTTGTTGCTGCCGAAGAAGTCAACATAGAGGCGGCCCTTGTTGGCCGCCTGATAGTCGCGTTTGGCCGCTACTTTCGGGGTGCGGCGGAAGAAGTCCAAAAGTCCCATCAGAACCGCACCTTCACCGTTGCACCAGAGGATTTGCCACGCCGCACGCGATCCTTGATGACCTCGCGCTGATACTCAGCCTTGTATCGGTCGCGCGCATCCATCAACTCGGCGAACGTCATCTTCGTCAGAGACCGGCCGGCGATCGAATAGTTGCTGACATCGCTGTCCGCCTTGCCAGCCAGAATGCTCTCGATCTTGCCAACCATGATCTGCGCGTGGCTGCGAGGGTCGGCCCCGTTGATGTCGAGGTCGGCCAGCGCCGTGAACTCGCCGCGCTCGACCACAATCCTGTTGCTGGTCGAGTTCTGAACGATCTCAAGCTGCCAATGGTAGACCCCAGGGTTGAACCCGGCGCTGGTCTCGCTCGACACCGTGAACAGGTAGTAAGCACCACCGCCGCCGCTCGTTCCGGTGACTTGAACCTCGCTCGAGCCGCCGCCGGTGATCCTCGCAACATAGGTCGCCGTGTAGGAAGCAGGCGGATAGTCCTGCGCGATCGCCGTCTTCTTCCAGATCAAATAGTCGCCGGGGACGATCTCAAGCGGTTCGCCCTCGGGTGCATTGGTCGCATCGAAGAGATTTGCCATTACCTGTACCCGTAGACGAAGCCTTGTCTCATCGGAGACGATACCCGAGGGACGGGCTGCTGCTCGTGCGATACTACCCTATTCTGGCCCGCTTTGAAAAGGGCTTCTAGGTTGAGGTTCAAGATGCCTAACGCCGCAAGCCCGTAGACGCGGCAGTCAAGCGCCTCGTTGCGGTTGCGGATCTTCATCCACTCTTGGCGCGGGCGGCCCTTGAAGTATCGGGTCACCTTGCGCTCGGCCGTCAGCATCCGAAAGTACTCCTCCCCACGATCAAGCGGGAAGTGGCAGTAGCCCTCGCCCTCTTCCGTCATCTTCAGTCGCGAATAGACCAACTCCTTCGCCGTATCGACGCCGATCGGGAACAGGTTGATCTTCCCGATGTTGTTCTTCGTCGGGCGGCCGACGATCGGCTTGCCCTCGCCGCCGATGCCCTTGACCGCGAAGACACGCTTGCCAGCGCGCAGCCGGCAGTAATTGTAGACCTGTTGCGTGTAGTGGCCGCCACTGTCGACACAAGACGCACGCACCACCATCTCGCCAGAGATCGGATGCGATCTCGTCTTCTGCAATACCCCATCAAGGCGCGCCCAGAGTTCCGTCGTCGATGGATCGCCATAGAGCGTTCCATACTCGATCGACCAACTCTCCTCGCCCCTGCCCCAGCCGATCACCTCATACTCGATGCGGTCGTCCTGCACGTCGACGCCGGCCGTCAGAAGCAGCACGTCTTCCGGCAGTTCGTCGCCCCAATCCTCGCGGCGGTTCAGCAGGTCGTATTCATCAAGCTGCTCGCCCTGCTCCTCCCAAGTCTCGCCCAAGAATGTGTTGACCCACGTCTTCAGCCGCATCGGATCTCTCTTCGACGCCAAGAAATCCCGCACGCTGTCCTCGAGGGGCGTCCAAGGCGAATAGAGAGCCGACAGATGGAAGCCGGCCGTCTTTCCGTCGCCCGCCGCCGTCGCCCGCCACTCGCCGTACCTGATCGCCCTGAACCGCTGCGCGTCATCCCACAGCGAGCCGCAATGCTCGCACACATAACAGGCCGTCGCAGGGCGATCATGCTCCCACCGAACATTCGACCACTTCAGCGTCTGATGCTCGCCGCAGTCGACGCATTTGACGAAATACCGACGCTGGTCGCTCTCCGCGAACGCCTGCTCGATCCGGCTGGCGCCCTTGTCGGTCGGCGTGCTGACCAAGATGATCTTGCGGTTCCAGAATGTCGCCGATCGGCGCTTCGCCAGGCCAACAGGATCGCCCTCGCTGCCCGCCGAGATCGGATATCTGTCGACCTCGTCGCACAAGATGACGCGGCAGGGACGTGAAGCCAGCGACGACGGGCTGTTCGCGCCGCAGGCCGTGACGTGACCGCCAGGAAACACCTTGTGCAGCGTCGTGTTGCCGCTGTCACGCGCCCGAGGATCAGCAATCCGCTCGGCCAAGACCGCCGTGTCCCTGATGGCAGGCGCCAAACGGTCCTTCGACCACGTCTGAGCCATCTCAAGCGTCGGCTGCACCACCAACATCGGCGCCGGATCTTGATGAATGTGGAACCCGACGACATTGTTGATCAGTTCAGTCTTCCCAACCTGCGCCGCCGTCATCAAGACCACCGTCTCGATCATCGGATCGCTGACAGCATCCATCATCCCGCGCTGATACTCGGCGCGAGAGGTCGACCAGCGCCCTGCCTCGGCGCTGCTCTCGCTCGACAACTGCCGATACATGTCAGCCCACTCGCTGACAGTCAGCTTGGGCGGCGGCTTCAGCGCCCTCGAGAAGCTGTCTTGCAGGCGTTGGTCAAGTTTCCTCGCCTGCTTCTCTCTCATATCGCTCGGCCAACTCTGTGAGGGCCTCAACGATGTTTCGCTCGATGACGGATTGGACTTCTTTGGCCGTCGCGCAGGCGTGGACTTCGGGGGCGATTTTGCTTGGGATGGCAAGGAGTTTGGTGCGCGCCCTCTCAAGTCCGCGCTCAAACTGCTTCGCAACATCTTCGATGTGGACAAGTTCGCCTCTTGCGATGGCATTTTCCATCTCCTTCGCGTCGGCCTGCTCTTTCGCAAGCCTAGCACGCTCTTCAGTCAGATCGAGGTCGCTGTTGTGGAGCCGGCCAGCCGCGCCATCGCGCAGATGCTTGATGTATTCAAGCCGACACTGGTCAAAATCCCACGCATTCCGTTTCTGCTGAGTAAAAACGCCCCTCCTGAGCAGATCGCCGAAGTACGCTTCGCTGAACCCCAGATATTTCGCGATTTCGCCTTGAGATGCCAAGTTTCAACCTCTGGTTTTGTGAGTTTAGCATATCATGCGGCAAGTTTTTGTCTACATGCGTTGACGCTAGAATTTGAAAGGGGTCGCGCGATACC